CCTTTATTGTACCTTTTGGATTTTCATCCGTATACAAATCTGAATGACTTGGTGAGTTTCTATGTTGACCTTTCTTACGAGGTTTTCTTGGTGCTTCATTCATCTTCAACTGTTTCATCTGTTTTTCTAAATCAAGAATCTTCAATTTTAATTTATAACTACCTGCCTGTGGTCCAAACCCACCATACTTTCTTATCAGTTCCATTCTTTTTCTATGTAACCTACCATACTTTAATTGAGTTTTTCTACTAACTTCACCCAAAAGAGAATATCCTAAGATAGCCATAGCTTTATCTCTTGGAGAATCCCCTCTAAATTTTTTAACTACTTTTTTGTAATTCTTCTTTATCATATCTGTAGCATCTTTAGTAGACCTTCCATATTGTGTGAGAATTTTATGTATTGTTTTTATTTCAGACTCACTTATCTTTCCAATCATACCTAATGGTCTAGGACCACATCTCTTTCTGTATTGTGCTACTGTCTCGGTATTACTTTTATGTCCACAAGGTAAAGACATTACTTCTTTGGTTTGGTATTAACTCTTATTGGTTTCTTACCACCACCCTTTAAATCCGATGTTCCACCTCTACCAGCTTTATTTTGAGCTGCTCTTTTTCTACGAGTTGCTGATTGTTTTTGTTTTTTGGTCATACCAGCAGCTTTTGATTTAGGAACACATTTAGCATAGCCTCTTGTCTTACCACTAGTTCCACAAGGGGGATGTTTACCGGATTTATCTTTCTTACCGATGTTAACCCATTTATCAGAAAACCATTTCTTTAGATTTTCATCTACAAGGTTTCCACAATGAATACAGGTATTTTCATCAAAAATACTTTCTACTATTTTTCTTAAATGTATCATTACATCTATAAATATAATGTAAAAAAGAAAGGTTACTAATTAGTATATATTTTGATTTTTTTATTTATGACAAGAATGTAATTATCTATTACATCTGTATTAACACCATCTTTTTCCATCTTTTCTTTTTTAGCTACCAACTTACCATAAACTTTCTGTAAATCTAAAAGAGATAATGACCTCATAGATTTTCTGTAATATAATTTATTGAGAGCTTCATCTTCAGCTTCTGCTCCACGAACTCCAGCAACTGTTGTTACTTTTTCTATTTCATAATCTTTGATAGTAACTTCTTTAATTTCTTCCCACACGGTGTTTTCCCACATGGCATCTAAATCAAGTTCTTCTGTTGTGTCTTGACTAAAACTCAAGTTTAACAGGATACTCAGCCAAAATAAAGTTAAGACTATCGTAGGTATAATACCAAATCTCATTATTCATTCTCCTATGATAAATTGCTGGATTACTTAAAATTGATGTTGAAAACTTCCATTCATTATCAAATAGAGGAAGTCCTTCTGTAAGTGTTATATGATACCCACGAGTTCTTCCAACTAAAGTTAAGGGATTATATGGATATTTTTCAACTCCATTTACTTCTAATTCATACTCAGCGTATTCTTCTAAATCTTCCCAAAGTTTGTTAATAAACTTTTTTTCTAATTGTAGTAATTCAAGTTCTAATTTTTTTTGCATTTTAGGTAATTGAATTACAGAAAGTATTCCTATTATCACAATTACCATAACTAATTCAATCATAGTAAAGCCTTTAGAATACATTAAATTTCTCCGATTACTTCTTCTTCATAAGATGGGCTATCCTCATCCTCATCAACTATAATTATCATCCGTGTTACAAATCCTGTTTCAGATGTGTCGGATTGAACATAATAATAAAATGGATTGTTATTAGAATTCATCGGAAGATCACCACTAAACAAATCATTAACCATTCTACCATCTGATAAAACTTGAGCCTTAAACTCTAAATCCATTTGATTGTTTTCTGGTTGTGGTGGAAAGTTAGGGTTTCCTATCATATGTCCTTCTTGCCAATACATCATAAATGTTGTTTTAACAATCTCCATATTTGTGATATTAGATTGTCTTTGTGTAGCAAGAACATTAGATTGGTAGGAGGGGATAGCGAATGACATCAATATCCCCACCAACGAAATAGAAACAACTAACTCTGCCAATGTGAAACCATCATTGGAGTTTCTCATTGGGTTCTCCTTTTTATTTATTAAAGAGCTACCCTTTCACCGATTGAACCGATAGCAGCATTATCTCCATCTTGAACACCTTTATCATAGTCCCAAGCCCAACGAGTATTATCATTTCTCTGATGGGTAATCTGTAATGTTACTAAGTTATATGTCCATTCTCCATCTGTATCTGCATCATCTGTATCAGTAGCATCATATCCAGCAGGAGTTTCTTCTAATCCATCAAATGGATGATCTGGCCATACCTTACGACCTTCTGAAAATAGTTGTTCCATAGCATAGTTGGATAGTCCAGCTTGTATACTAGCGATTATAGCATCTTCAGCAGCTTCTTCAGCTTTTGTTACAGTTCCAAGATATCTTGGTACAGCAACTGCTGATAAAATACCTAAAATTATTGTTACCATTATTAGTTCAATTAATGTGAACCCTTTGTTGTCTTTTATTGTGTTAAACATTTCTGTTCTCCTTACGGTTGTAGTTTCTTTTTAAAGTTAGCAGGTGATTCTAAATCAGCCACATAAAGTATTGGTGAATAAGAGGATTGTCCACTTCCACCACCAGCGATTACTGTGTAAATATAGTGTCCATCCTGAAAAGGTGATTTAACAGCGTTTCCACCAAATTCATTTAGGAACTCTTCTGCTCCTACGGTTTCGCTGAAAGAACCATCATCATCTGGATCTTCAGCAGTATTGACACTAGCACCCGTTGGCATTGGATTAGCAGGATTTTGTGTTCCAAATATAGAAGCCCATTTAGATGCTTCTGCACTTTCAAATGTTTGGAATACATTAAGTCCAGCTACCACAGAACTTTCATCTTGGTATCCACCACCATCAGGAACAGATTCATTGTATTTAACTTGACCTGGAAATCTTCCACGACCTTCACTAGTTACTTTTTCATTATAAAAGTTATTAGCAGATTTTACAATCTTATCAATATCAGCTAATGTCTTTTTTTCTTTAGCACCCTCTCCTACGCCAGAGAACTTAGGTGCAGCAGTAGTAGCGAGTGTCGCCATCATCGCTGTTGTTACAGCGAATTCAGCGAGTGACTGACCACTTCTACCTTTTAATTTTTTTCTTAGCTTTTGAAACATTTTGTTTCTCCTATGTTAGTTGTTCTACACTATATAATACAAAAACTATACCAAAGTACCTGTTTTTTACAAGTTTTTTTTAATTATTTTTTTAGTATTGATATTGTTGAGGTTAGGGGTATAAATAAAAAAACCCCACTATGTGTGAGGTTTTTAAAATGATACAACTGTATTTATTTGTTACAAATTATGTATCATTAAAATACATCTTCTGCTAATACATCATCTATAGCACTTTTTATTTCTTTATTACTGGCATCTATCTCACCATCCATATCACCTTTCCAAGTTTCTTTCTTAGAACCATCATAGAAAAGAGCCATAGATGGAAAGTTTCTAAATCTAAGTTTCTTTATTACTTTTGGTGCTTCTTCACTTTTAACATAAAGTATTTTACAATCTTGATATCCCTTTACACCCTTTATAAGTGATTCATCAAAATCAGCGTCTTGCCATTCTGATGTAAATATGGCTACGACTATACCACCATTAATTTTTTCTTTAAAGTTCTTATCATTTATTTGTCCGTATGACACAGACAAAAATAATAATAAAGTAAATATAAATCTCATAAGTAACTCCTATTTGTCTTTCTTCCTTCGTTCTAGGTCTTTAATATCCGATCTTAATTCTTTTATAAGTTCTTCATACTCATCTATTATTTCATAAACGGCATCCATATCTTCTTGTAGTCCACCTACTTGGTTTTTATATTGTTCATAAGAACGAGGCCAGTTATGACCATCAGGTTTAGATGGATATTCATCTGTAAAAATTGATTCTACATTTATTTCAGGTAGTTGTTTTGCTTCTTCTATTTCTTGTAATAACATATAATAACCACCGACAGCAGTAGATATAAGAGTTATCAACCCTACTATGGTTTGAACCGACATTGAGAACTTAGTTCCCATAACCTTTTCTTCCGATAACTCAACCGGTTCTTCCTTTACAGGTTCGGGTTCAACTATGGGTTGCGGTGTTGGTTGTTCTGTTGGTGTTGGTGTTGGATTCACAATAGGTTCATTGTGTATCTCTTGATGTTTTTCTATATGTTGTTTTGTTTTTTCCTTTTGTCCGTTTAATAGCGCATCGGTGATATCATCTAAAGTACACACACCCATATCAACTAGGATTTCGCCAATGGTTTTTTTATCACCCTTAACTTGGCGTCCTAAAGCCTTACTTAACTGGCGTTTTGTAATGACATCAGCATCACATAAAAGCTGACCTAATTTGATATCACCGTTCACTATTAATTCCTAACTATATTACTTACTTCCAAAAACCTTAGAAAAGAAACCTTTCTTCTTGTTAGCTTTTTTCTTTTTCTTACTCTTACCTTTTTTCTTTTTCTTCTTTTTGATTTCTTCCATATTATCCATCTTCATATCTGAAGCGTTTAATGTTGGAACAGAACCAAAAATGAAAATAGCTGATAAGATTAACTTTAGTATATTCTTCATTTTACTTCTCCTATTAGCAGTTGCAATTACCGCAACCACATGATTCATTACATTTACAATTTTTACATTCACACATTATATTTCTCCTAAAATCCCATAAATTGATAGTTAAGTCCTAATTTTAAATCATAAGCAGGTCTTTCCCAATAATACAGATATCTACCTTCGGCAAACACACCTAAATTATCTTTTACCTTTACACCAAATATACCACCCATATCATAATCATTCCAATCATGCCACATTGGTTTCATATACATAAATTTATGAGCAGGCATACCTTTTTCTAAATGTTCTTGGTAATGAGAAGCATTATGATAAGCATGTTTAGAGTGTCCATAATGAACTGGTAACCAGTTACCCCAAGCATGTATCCACCAATTCTCACCATAGTGATAAAAGTCAACACCTAATACCAGAGATGTTTCACTTTGGTATCCTAAGTTTTTCTTTACATCACCTATGTAATTTTCTAACATATTTGGAAAATGGTATAAGAAATATTCTCTATCTGTATAAGCAAATATCTTACCTTGCTCATCTCTCCATAACCAATCATGTCCCCAATACTGACCATCACCATTCCAAAAAGGACCATCACCTTCTATTAGTCTAAGTTCACCTGTTTCAGGATCTACTTCATAAAGGTCTTGTTTAATCCAATTTCCATCTTCATCTTGCATTGTCGGGTCATACCATCTATTATCATCTATACCAAAAGCATCTTCAGCAAAGTTCCACCATTGACCTTTATACCAAGTAGTGTCAAGAACCATAGCATCAAATCCATATACTGGATGTTGTCTATGTTTTACACCAACAGAAAAATGTAATTTGTTTCCTAATGCTTCAGGTGTAAGGTGTAATCTAATATCACCTTGTCCATATCTAATATCCTCTAAACCTAATTCTGACCAACCAACTTTAGCCATAACCCAATTACCAATATATCTTACCCAATATTCTTGGTTAATATAGTCATTACCCCATTGTCTACCCTCTGACCATTTGATTAGATATTCCCAACCTTTAACAGGTCCGAATGTAGCACTTTCGTTAGCATTGTGTTCTGAACCATCATACCAAGTTCCACCTTTACCAGCAGACTTAACACCTCGCTTTGGTTCATACTGAAATCTACCAATCTTACGAAGCCCAAATGATGATTGGAAATCAGGTTTTAGTTCTCTTTCGGTTCTTTCAACTTCAAGAGCTCCTGTTGATAAACCACCGACAATAGCAAATCTATCATCTTGAAATCTTGGTGCATTTAAACTAAAACTAGCATATGCTGTAGAATACTTGAAAAACTTTAGTATTTCATTTTCAGCAAACAAAGATGAAGTTAGTAATAAACCTACTATAATTTTCTTTAACATCTGTTTTCTCCTATATCATTATCCAGGCAGCTGCTCCAATCTCTACTATTAAATCAGCAGCAGTATTATATGCCCATTTCTTCTTACTACCATAGACACGCCAATCCTCTATGATATATTCAAATATTTCCCAAGCTATTCCTATAATCACCACCCACATTACACACCAAAAATCAGTTTGACCTAACCATTCTGCTATCTTTGCAATAAAGATACCAGCTGCTAGATGATATGATGTCCAATGGTCTAGTTGACCGGTTGATAATTGCCAATTTACAAATTTTGATAATGGGCTGTTCATAATATTTCTCCTATATAAGTATTGTTTTAATAATCCATTCTTAGTAAAAACTTCATTGGTATCTTTTGGCTTTTTGGTATGGGTTTTGATAATTTAGCATAACCAACCAAACTATTTTGGTCATCATATAATCCAACTTCTGTTATGTAAGTTGGAACATTACTACCAGTTAAATTATCTTTTAACTGACCTAATCCGTTAGAATTAAACACCGTAGGATTAGTTGTGTTATTTAATTCATTTGGTTGTGAATCACAACTCCATTCATATGTATTTATTTGTGATGTTCCTTGATATTGAACTACATAGTTACCACTTGTTACATCGGTATAATTATTTGAACCATCAAATGAAGCAGTTTCCGTAATAGCAAAAACTCCTACATTGTAAAAAATATTTCCAACATAATTGTCTTGTGAAGATAAATCAGATACAGATTGTGAAAAGGTAGCATTTGTTGAGTAAAGATTTCCATCACTATCATCAACTATTCTTGCTCCTGTTGTAGTATCTACTAAAAGAAAACTACCTCTTTTTATTTCTTCATCAAATTTATTTTGTGGAATAAAAACAATTGAACCGTTATCATAAAACTTATTTAAGAAAGTGTTTCTACCAGAACCATCATTACCTATATTAAATTGACTTCCATAATTATCTAAAGTAGAACCACTTGTATAAAAATTTATACGGGCAAAATCATAATAACTTTTAGATACTTCATTAGTAGAGTCTTTGATAAACTCATATCTTGTTAAATCAGTTTGGGTTAAAGTAAAATTCTTATGTGCCTTATACTGATAGGTATTTTGATTTTCAGGTGTAAACTTTTTAAACATCCCATGACATTAGTAAGTTAATCTAACTTTAACGATAGCTTCTGAACTAAAGTTTTTATTGATTGGTGAACTTAATCTACCAACAGCCAATAATGAATTTTGTGCATCATACAATCCAACTTCACTAATAAAAGTTTGTGGATTAGTTACCATATCACTATGTCTTATTTCGTAAGTTGAACCACTCCAAAAAGTTAAGTTTTGTGAAAGATTAAATTCACTAGCTTTAGCTCTACAGAAATAATCATATACATACTGTTGCTCTTCTGAACGGAGAGTTATTCCAGTACCTCTTTCTATCGCTACTCTTATTTTATTAGCATTATCAGTAGCATCTGCTACTGTCAAATCTTGAGTTAAACCGTTACCATCTATCAAACCAGCATCACTACCACTTATTATATATCCAGGAGTTCCATGTATACTTGATGAAAGAGCATTAGCACTAAAGACCATTAACCCAGCATCAGGATAAAAGAACCCATAAGTCTTTGTATCATAAGCAGTAGTTACTGTTCCAGCACTACCTTCTACAATATGATATCTATTGCCAAATGGAGCAGATTCAGCTTCTACTGTTTTCGAGTCATCGGTTAATGATAACGAAGCAGCAGCACCAGCACTATTTGAACCGGAAAGATTTAATGTCCAAGTACCAGGATTTAATCTATCTTTCATCTGTAATCTTTCAGCAGCAAGGATATAAACACCTTCTTGAGTTACAGCATTAGCACCATTAGTTCCATCAATCATTGACCAACCACTTCCATCTCTTAAATTTTCAGAATTTGGTTCTGTAAAGTTAAAAAATTGTTTATAAATAGCTTGTGTAGTTCCTTCCGTAGTAGCACTTTCTACTGCACTACCACTTCCAAGAATATGTCCATAAGTTACACTAAAATGGTCTTTAGAATTATATTGTAGATTATAATAATAAGATTTTTGTGTAGCAGACAAAGAAGATGTAGAAAGGTTAGAACCAGCAAGTGTTCCGACACCACCATCAAAAAATCCGTTGGTAACAGTAATCTGTGTTGTTATTGTATCATCGGCTATATTAAATTGTTTATTCATAATTTAAATCCTACGCTGTTGTGTTGTTAGCTTCAATTGTTACAGTTACAAATGATGAAGCAGCACCATCTCTTGATATTTCCACTCCAACTGACCTTTGTGAAGTAATCTGTTTTGGTTGAGCATTAATAGTTAAGTTTCCTTGACCTGAAATATTTGCTATAACAGGTTCTGGATGGTCAAATGGTGGTAAGTTATTAGCATTAAAATCACCGGATATATTTACATTTGAAGCATTTACGCCTTCTAATGTAAGTCCTCTCATATCTAAAATCTTGTAATCAAATGTAGCACGTTGAACATTTGGAAAAACATTTGGAACTATAGTGATAGGTGAACTTTCTGTCTCACCAGCAATCTTAGATATAGTTACCGAAGTACCACTTGTAGCAGTAATAAAAGAAAAGTTTTGTACGTTCCTTTCACCTTCTCCGTAAAGTTTAAATCTTAAAAATACATTGTCATCGGGTACTGCTTCCAACATTGGAAGAGAAGTGATAGCACTTCCGTAAGCACTTGAACCACTTGGGTGGTCAGCGTTATATAATGTGTAATCTACACCAGTATCACCAAAAGCGTATTGTGTTATTCCTAAAGGTTCTCCGTTTGCTAGTTTCTGTCTTCCTAACTTAGTTAAGATGGCATCTACTATGACGGTATCGTTATCTAAAAGTCCCATAATTTTGTCCTTGTGTTAAATATGTCTATCTATAAATATATCGAAATATTTTTTTACCTTATTACTTTTAACTTCTTAGTAGTATCTGAACCACCTACGTTAATTGTATAAGCTGAAATTGTCGGTGATGTATCTAATTCAGGATCAAATTGTGGTGGGTTGCTACCATCATTTTGTGTTCCTTTATAGATAAGGTTTGTTAATCCATCTTTACTTGTTCCGACTTTAAAGTAATGATTGATTGGGTAAAAAATTTCACCATTAGATGCACTAAAAAATAATGTTCTACCAACCATTCTACCATTTACAGTAGCACCTTTACTACCAAAAAATGAATTGTAAGTGTATCCACTTCCACTATCTACATAATAGCGATTTCCAAAATGTCTAAAGTTATCATGATGATTAAAAGGTTGTTTAGCGTTTGTACCAGTTCTGCTTTCATAAGTTCCACTTACAGGAAAAAACTCTTCGGTATCCCCTATACTTCTAAAGAAAAATCTATCTTCATATTTGTAAGTATTGTAGTTTCCATCACTACCAGGATTACCGGATTTAAAAAATGTGTTATTTACACCAGTTCCACTATTTTTATAAAACTCGTTTTTAGAACCTAATAACAAATCAGTAAAATTATCTGGTTCTATATTAAAAACTGTTTGATTAGAAGAGTTTGATAAGTCTATTACATTTAAGGAAATAGAAGAATTAGAATGAACTTTATCATTAACATTAGCACTTACACTAACCTCATCAGTTAAAACATCAATAGTTTTTTCTTTTAAGTTTTCATTAGCTAAAGCAGATACGGAAAACTCGTCACTTGGAACATCAATAGATACTTCATGTTTATTTTCATTAAAGTTTATACTAACAACTGGTTCGGTTAAATTAGCAGAACCAATTACTTTGTTTGGGTTTAGTTCAGTTTGTAAACTAGCTTTTTTAATTTTTGACCTAAACAAAGTATCATTTTTAACTTCATAAGAAAACTCAAACTTTGATTTTGCTGGTAATAATTTTTCTATGTTTTCTATAAAATCAGGATTATCTGTATGATTTTCTATAGAAGATAAATTATTTACTACATCAACTGATATCAATCTTTCTTCTATTAGTTGTTTTCTTAAAGTTAAAAGGTCATCGTATATCCCATTATTATCATAATCATCTAAGTAATCATCTATTTCAAAATCAGCCATTGAGTTTATTATTATTGAATCAATAGCATCTACATAAGAATAAGTTTTTCCTATTTTATTTATTACTTGCACTTTAGGTTCATTTGTTCCAGCTTTAACTGGTTGTTTTAAAGTAGATACTTTTGAATTAAGACCACCAGTTGATTTTAAATCAGAACCTATTTTATATTGTTTATCGCTCTTAACAGCATCTGTCCCTCTAACTTGAAAACTAAAGTTTTTAACAGTAGCTATACTACTTTTTACTGTATCTAAACTTGGTTGTGATGAAACAGATTTACTAAAGTTTTTAACTTTGTTTGGAGAAGAAATATCTTTTATTGTTGAAGTATTTGGAGCATCATCTAATGGAAAATGATAAACTAAATTATCTCTAGCAGCAGTTGCTGTTCCAGCTACAACACTTTTATAATTCAATGTATGTTGTTTAAATTTAGACATACTGATTGGTGTATCCCAAGCTCTAACTTCGGCAATAGAACCTGTCATCTCTTCACCAACAAGAAAGTTATTTGATGTTTGTCCAGAAGCGGTTATAAAAGCTTTATTAGCATTGGTATCAAATGATGACATACTAATATGCTGAACATCTTTTATTTTATCACCATCTTTTCTACTAACAAGTAAACTATATGATTGAGTTAACTCAGCAGATGCTGTTGCTATATTTTTTTGTAGTAATACATTAAAAAATTTATTATCATTTACATTATCAATAAAATCAGTTGACATTGAAATAGCATTTGAAGCAATAGCACCAGAACCATTAGCACTATTATTTAATCTAAATTCTATCTTACCCCTAGTAGTAGAAGAACCTGATGGTACAATTCTTAAATCCCAATTATCTTCAGAACCACTTGCTCTTAATAATTTTTGCTCGTTATTGGTCTTAGTAGTTTTAAATATAAACTCAACACCATTTGGTTGAGCATCATTTGAATACCAATCTAATGCTAATTTATCTTCTTTTTTAGATAAGTTTAAAGACCTAAGTTGTTCTTTTTTTTCTTTAAATGATACATTACCTTTTACATTTTTTATTCCATTTTCTAAATCATTTGTAGCAGTATTTTTTACAATACTTGGGTTGTGTTCATCAGAAGAACCACCATATTCAGTTAACTTAAAGGAATCTGTATCATACCCATAAAGATTTAATAAAGTATTTATACTTTCTTGTGTTCCCTTTGTTTTGTAAATATACATTAAGTTATTTAATATTTTTGTCCAAAGAGAAGCAATAGCTTTTTTATCACCAACTTCATCCCCACGAGTTGATTCTAAATAATTTTCTAAACTGCCAGAAATTGGGTTTTTTAAATCAAATCCAAGTGAGTTTCCAATAATCGGTAAAAGATTATCTGGCATAGCATTTGGATTTTTATACCCTAACTTATATATGTTATGATAATTGTCAATGTAACTTCTCAACAAGTCAAATTGTTCCCCTAACATATTTACAAAATCACGAAGAACTTTATGTTCTTCACCAGTTTGTAAAACTTCAGGTAAGTTATTTACAAGTGAATGGATATTGTTAGCATCATAATCTTCAGCAATACTTTCCATTGTATTATACCAATCATTCCATTCAGATGAACCAGCATAAGTTCCATTTGGTGGTCTATATGTTTTTGAAAAAGGATGTATGTTTGTTGGGTTATTTTTTGTCAAAGTTACATCGGTAAATAATATATCTTTACTTCCTGTCTGTTCAGCAAATACAGGAAATAAATCACCTTGTGGTAATATAGAAGCTGTTACAAAATTTATTGAATTTACAGTTCCATCTTGTTGTACTTGTGATGGAAACATATGTGGGACATACACACCGGAAATATCTATTATAGCTTGACCGTTTGTTAAAGAATCTGCTAATTGAGTAGAGCCTGAAAGGATTATCCAATGAGTTGAGTCTTCTTCAAAAGTTTCACTAACACCATCTATTATACTATCGCTTGGTCTAAAAAAGTTTTGTTGTGCTTTAAATATATATCGTCTATAATTAGATCCAGTTACTTCTGGATTTAATATAGCAGAACCACTAAATGCATTAAATGGTATCTGCCTATCATTGTAATATGGATACTCTCCTAATGTAGTACCACCAACCGTATTGTATTTTTCATTAGCTAATCCACCACTAATAGTCAATGAGTATTTATTGTCAACATGATTTGTATCACCCTTAGCAATAAATGATAGATAAAAGAAATCATTGGAATTGTAAAAAGGTGGTTCTTCTACATTATACACATCAGTAAAAAGGTGAATAAATCCATCCCCTTCTTTTTTATAAACTTTATCAAATCCACTTTGGTCTTGAATAGAGGTAAATGAATTATCTACATTATTATTAAAATTTGTTCCGGCTAAATTACTACTAACACCAGGTGCTGATGATGTAGAATAACTTTGACCATCATTGTACATGAAATGTTCATAGTGAGTAAATTCATTTTCTACTTGTCTTATTTGTTTAAATAAATCTTTTCTTTTTTCTAAAATATTATTTGTATCTGTAAATGCTAAGGATGAACTAACTTCTGTAAATAATGTATCTAACCTAACAACTTTATTTTTAAAGTTTTCTAATTTAGATTTTGCAGAACCAAAAAATACATGACCATCAAACTTTTCATAATCTATATTTAGGTTAAGGTCTTTTTGTAATCTGTTTACTTGTTCTACAATATTTTCTCCAACAGATGCTGTAATTTCATTATAGTTGGCAAAGGAATCAGAAGATGGGACATCCATTGTAGCAAATGATGTATCAATATCTAAACCTAAACCGACTACAGAAAGTTGTTCTCTATCAATAAAGAAAATTGTTTCTGTTTGTGATGATAAAAATTTATTTGATATATTAAAATCAGTTGATAAAGTTTCTATATCGGTTGGTAAAGGTTGGTTTAATTTTAGTATTAAAGTTCTTTTATTGCCAGTTACTTCATCAAAAGCATATCCATTAATAGGAATTAATCTTCCTTGTGATATTTCCAAATAAGAATTAAATTGATATGGTTTTTCTTCCTCTTCATTTGGATCTTCATTCATGAAGTTTGATATTGAATCTCTTAATTCATTAGATATCTCAAAAGTTTCAGCAGTTATCCTAACTTCTTTTCTACTTGGAGATACTTGTGATATATGAAAAAGATTAGCTTGAGGAAATCTTTTTAAAAAATCAAACTGAACATTATAGTTATCTTCTATAAAATTATTTCTATCTAAGTATTCATTTGGTTTTAAAAATAATTCATCATCTTTTACATAGAAATCAATATTTTCTTGTAAGTCGCCACTACTATCAAAAAAACCATCATCACCAAATACTGATATTTTTATTACACCATCTTGTAAATCAACAGCAGTAAATGTATAATCACTATTATCGGATATTAGTTGTAAAGTATCGTTGTTATATGGTTGTAATATTTCCATTAAAATGCTTGCTTTTCATTATCTGTTTCTAAAAGAGGAGTTATCATTACACCTTCTTTTTGTATCTCACTCCCTTCTAGTTGATTAACTTTGTAGTCGCCAATTAAAATCCCTATCTCTTCTAAACCAGCTTGATTTTGTATTGCTGAATATTCAGAGTTTGATGGATTTAAATCAACAACACACTTATCATCTCTTATAAATATGTCGGTTGCTAAACTATTGATAGGTAAACTTCCTGATCCTTGGTTTATCCACTTTAATTTATCAGCTCCTATAAAATCATAAATATCCTTTGGTTCTGTAAATACTCTTGTTTGTCCTAAATCTAATTGACCAGGTTGTTCTCCTAAAAAACCATTATTTATTTTTTTTATATAATCCCTAGATGATACTCTTTTTAAATAATCATCTTGAATAAAGTTATCATCTTTTACGATTTTAGAAACTGAATTGTTATAATCTGATTCTGTTTCAAATCCACCTATGATTGCTTGATTATCAGTAATAGGTAAAAAGTCAAATTCACTTACACCAAATATTGAAAAATCTTGTGATGTAAATAGACCATCGTTGATAACAATATTTTTTGTAACTAAATAAGTTTCTAAAATAAATCTTCCTTCTTTACTATATCTGTATACAACTATTTTAATTGACTTAACTCCAGGAGTAAGATATGTATGGGATGAAGTATCTTTAAATGAATTTGAATTATAAATTATTTCTTGATTATATCTCAATATATTATAATCATTTGGTGCTGGGTATTCATCATTATCATAAAAATTAAAAAAGTATGTGTTTTCTATTTGGTCATCCGTTAATAAAGTTTTTTCATCACCCCATTGTATTACTTGGTATCTATAAAAAGACTCATTAACATCGGGTTTTACTTCGCCAAAAATAAAATCTTGAACAGTAGAAGAATTAGCATAAGAAAAAGTTAAAGCATCAAACTCATTAAGTTTTCTACCGTTTTCCAATTCTATAGAAGCATTAGTGTTACCATTCCACAAAGACATTTCTAATGTAACTTCTAACGGATAAGAAGTATTTAAATATTTTTCGCTGCCATTTTCCCAATATAATAAATCTTCACCATCTTTATTGTTACATATCACCTCAAATAAAACTCTATTTAAGTCTATATTATGTGATAACAATCCGTTATATTGAAAGTCAGGAAATCCTAATTTTTTAAAATAATCATCCTCATCTGTGTTTGGTGGAAATGGTGAATAATTATCATCATCAGCATTTAACATTCTAAATTCAAGAAATTTATTTGGTGAAAATATTTTATTTAAAATAGCATTATCATTTTCCGATGATAATACAAGGGTATTATTTGATGATCCTATAGTTGGCATTGGTAATAAAGGTCCTAGCACAGATAAAGAAGTAGCTAACTCTATAGTTACACTCTCATTGTCTCCTGGATTTTGTATTGTAAAAAATCTTGGGAATACTACTTCATAAGTATTACCAGGTATTTTCTCAAACTGAAAAAGTTTATCTAATTTATCTTCCTCGCTATCTATATTAATATCATAGTCTTCATTGATATCATAATCACCTGACATATCTTTTATATAAATTAAATCTCGTATCTTATCTAAAAGGTTATCATCAAATTCTATAACATATTTATCTTCAACAGAACTAGAATTAACTCTTTCTTTTATAAAAGCAAAACCATCTTCATAATTTACTTCTTTTCGCATTGAGTCGATTTCAAACTTATTAGTGTTTGGATCACCTTCTTTATTAGCATACTCATTAACTATATTCTGTTGTCTCTCTCGTCTTTGTTTACCTTCATTAGAACCACCATCAAATTCACCATCCCCAAAATCTAATTGAGCATAACTTTGATACGGTATGCCATCCCCATCACCATCATCTCCATTTCCAGTGTAAACTTTTGTAATTGTAAATAAACCATAATTATTTCTTTCAGCTTTAACAAAGTATGAAGCAAAAGGATAGTTGGTGCTATTGTTTGCTCTGGTGTTATCACTATCTTCCAAGTTACCTCTGAAAGATAATAGTTCATCTCGTCCCCATTTTATACGAATAGGTCTACCTCTAGGATCTTCCGATGCTGGATTTGAAGTACCAATATCAGTTGATACTATCATCTTACTATTTTTTCTAATAGAATTCCAATTACCTAATGAAAAGTTTTCTAAATCAGAATTATTTAAACCAAGCTCTTTATCGGTTACACCTTCAGCATCAGAGTATATTCCTGGTTTCTTAACAGATGGGTAGTATGTTTTTTTAACTGCCATTAAAATGCCTGTTCATTATTATTTTTTTCTATACCATCTGCTATAAAAAAAGTGTTTGTTTCAATTCTAAAATCATCATCTAATGATATTTTATAATCTTGATTATATTCTATCTGATTAAAGTTAGTTTTATCAATTATATCATCTGTATCAGTTTGGTCAAAGTCTACATTTAATATTAAGTTTTCATCAGAGTCATCTAGGTTTGTAATAGGAGCAGTATCATCTCCGTATGAATTTTGAACATTTACATCTTCTGTAAAATTCCCATATATGTTTAACTTAGGTAAGGTTGGGTAGTAATAATTATTATCCCAAATTTGTTCTACCTCATCATCAATAATTATTTCGGTATATGGTATCCGTGGAACTCTTGAACCACTTATTGGATTATCACCTTCTTCTATAGTAATTCCGTTTTTATTTAAAAAGTTAAAATTACTTGGTATTATGTTATCCCAATAAATAGATTGATTTGGTATATCACTATCATCACTTTCAAATCCCAACTGTTCCCACATTGGCTTTACACCTTTGTAAATTTTGGTTGTGGCTAAGTCAAAGTTATTTAAGCCAGTATCCTTAAAGGTATTGGTTAATTTTTTGTTTATAAATCCGTTATGTATTTTAGCCATTCTATTTACTCTTATTATGGTCTAGTGTTATTACCAGAACTACCTGGCTCTACCCATATACCATAAATATTTAAATCTTGATAATTACTAGGACCTGGTTCTCCAACTGGCTCTTTTAATCGTATAGCTATTTGTTCAGTAGCACTTATACCACCGAATGGAGGCATATTAGGATTATCAGTTTGATTAGTTGGATTAAAAGGTCCTTCGTTCCATTCTCCAACAGTACCGTTACCACTAGCATTGTTAGTAAAAGAAAAATCAGCTACAGCATATTCTATATTATCTGGTATAACCCATCCGTAAAAGTTATCAGCATTATCTGGTTGGTTTATGCTCGCATCTAATAATACCCAAGTATCAATACCATTTAATCTATTGGTTGGATTTATTATTGGGTATTGTCCTTGAATTTGAACAGGATTACCATTACTAATTTCTATTGTATATTGAATAAAGGTTTCTGGATCAAGGTCTTCAGCTCCTATAATATCAGCTTCCATAGGAGTTCCATCCGCATTATATCCATCAGGAATAGTAGTAGTTAAGATTCCCCTAACTCCCCTTATCACACCAGGCTCCCCAATAGTTAAACCAAGCGCTTCGTTTTCAGATGCTACTTGAGTTACTAAATTAATACTGTAAGAACAAGAACCATCATCGGTGTCTGCAGTAGAATCATAGTTATCAGCATTTATATCCATACACCCATAAAAAAGTTCATCTTCAATTAATACCTCAGCAGCTTCACCTTCAATTTCTGAATCGGTTTGGTCAAATATTTCTATGCTATAAGGTTGAACTAAATCTATAAATTTACTAATAACATCTTCACTTGATATTTTATAAACAAAATTTAATAACTTTAATTTATCAAAATCATTTAAACCTTTGATAAGTTCAAGATTGGCTTTTGATGAATCTCCTGTTAATGGATTAAATCCAATTGTATTGTATATTGATTTTACCAATGTAGATTGAGTTGATATACCACCGATAGTAGCAAAGTTTTCATATCCATATAAGTTGAATTCATTAATTTTTGATTCGTTTAATAATATAGTAGTTTCAAACCTTTCATACATAAAAACATTATCTGAATTACCTACAAATATTACACCACTTATGGTATAGAAACCAGGTTTTTCATATGTATGTTCTAGTAAAGTAGTTCCTTCCATAAGTTTAGGTTCAGTTGTATGCTCTAATGGAGAACCATCACCCCAATTTAATTTAAATAAGAAAAAATTACTGGACCCATCAGCAGCTGATGTAAACTTATTTATAGAATAATCCTTTCTACTTCTTTCAGAAAATAAATCTATATTACCACTTTCAAGTCTACCATCAGTTCTAGGGTAAATATAATAATTTATCTTACCTTCTGTTGCTAAATAATGTTCCGTTGAATTTATTTTTTTATCCCAATACCTATCAACCCTAATTATTTCATCTTCATTATTTGGATCAATTACAAATGGCAAAGCGTCAATTGAATATTTATATGTTGAAGATGTGCTACCAGGATCTCTTTTTACTATTTTTTCACCATTACCATCTTCTATAAGTTCGGTTTCAACTACAGTTCTATTACCAGTTAAATATGGTTGAAATGTAGATTCATTAAAATTTATATCTTCCCAAAAACCTCTGTTGTTTAAAGTTATAGTTCCAAGAGTTTGTCGGTCATCAAAAGAAGCACTTATTTCTGTAGAGTCGTTATTTACAAGAGGATTTTTATATACAATATCTATTCCTTGTTCAGGTTGAAATACTCTAAGATTTTCGTTTAATTCATTACCTTCAGTATATGGTCCTACTGATTGTTTATCTATTTGAGTGTATAGATTATCAGGTGTAGTAAACTTTGGCATTAATAATTACCACCACCTGCACCAAAGTTTATTATATCATCAGGAGTATTTGTAGCTATTGGTTCACTACTTTCTTCTTCTTCAGTTTCCTCTTCTTGGGTTTCTACTGCTACCCATGTCATAGATACACCGTTCCAACTCCATTGTCCTTGTGGACTTAAAGTACCTGTCATAGGATTGGTCATTGGATTAAATCCAACAGGAGCGCTAGAAGGCATTGGTTCTACATTAGAAGTTTCTTCTTGGGTTTCCGATGGGTTATCTAAAGGATCTATATCTTCGGCTTCATCTACATTAAAAGGTGGTTCTTCATCATCAGGTGGGATATCAATTTCATTATCTTCAAGTATTTCACCAGCTTCAGAATCTATGTCTATAGCTAAATCATCTATTTTGTAACCACGAGCTCGTAACAAATCACTTTTACTTATTACTTCAACTTTACATTTAGCACCAAGACCACTATTAGCAACTACTTCACCATTTTCGTCTATATGGTTTAACCAATATTGTGTGTTGCTACTTAATTCAGATTCTTCTATTTCTTCAACTACTTGAGGGTTATAAGTAGCACAGATAAAATACCATTCATTTAAATTATCGGTTGGTATCTCAGGATATATATTATGAGCCCTAGTAGGAAATCTAAAAACTGGATTAAAATTACTATTACTCCTAGATACTAAATCTCTTCCTGTTATTCTATTTAAACCAACATTACCATTTGAAAGTTTATACCCATAGTGATTATCTCTAATTAAATCATCCTTTACCACCAACCGTATTGTTCTACGATATTTATCATTACTATCTTGAGTAACATTTGTTTCTAATCTAAATCCTTTACCATCTACTTCATTTGGATTACCGAAATTAAAAAGAGTTCCACTTGATTGTTTATCTACAAATCTTACCCACATTGTTATTGTAAACCCATCAGTTAAATATGAGTTATTTTTTTGAAATTCTAATTCATTATTTGTTGGTGATTTTAATATAATTGCCTGATTTGGTTTTCGTATTTTAAGAAATCCATTTGATGTGTTTTCATATTCAGGTCTTGTATCAGGTAACTCTTGAATAACATTATCAACATCACCAAGATAAGTGTTAAGCTTATTTCTTAAAGATTGAAGAGTCTTACCACCATTATCTTCATTTGCTTGTTCATCCAATCTTGTTATAAAAGCATCTACTTGGTTTTCATGACTAACACGGCTCTCTTCATCTTCTTGATAATTATCGGGTTGTTCACCAGCACCATCACCATCTACATCTGTAAAACTAGGAGATGGTCCTACTAGTTCATCAAAGTCTGAAAAGAAATTATTTATCTCTTCTTGACGATCCGGTTGTGTTGGAAGAAGTTCAAATATATCAGTATCTAAAACTTCTCTAGCCTTTTCAGGATCTATTTTAGAACCTGTTTTTGTTTTTGTTAATTGACTAAGGTTTAAAATATCTGTAAATTCATTTCCTATTTTTTTAGCAACATTTATTTCATATACAGTAGTCCCATCTATGAATTTTATTTTATATTGAATAGTTGATTGTGGAGGCGTACCTTCTGCTGGTAATTCCACTTGTATGATAGAAAACTTACCTTCTAAATCTGTAATATCATTTTCAAATAGATATTGACATAGTTGTTCAAAAATATCACCTTCTATATCTTTTCTATTTTCTAATGTATTTCTATCTTTTTTATAAAATACAAGAGGCTCATCTTCTGTACGACCTGATTGTTTTATTCCATCACGGATAGTTGTTTGAAGAGAAAGAAGTTGTTCATCAGTTAAGGTATTAGATTCAAACCATAGTTTGTAAAATATATCACTTACTGCTTCACGAGTTTCTTGTATAGCAGCATAAGTAACTTTTTGAAATATTATTTCACTAGGATTCATATCATGAGTTATTCCCAACTCACCAGCACCAATCATAATTTCACCATCTTGATGTATGTGGTAAAGACCTACATACTGCTCTTCAGGATTATCTACAAAGAAAAAATTATCTTCTAATGTAGCATTTAAACCAACTTGTGTAATAGGATTTTGGTTTACTGTTGTTTCTTCTTGGTCTGTATCACCACCACCGTAACTAGCCATGATTATATCCTTAGTATAAATTCAAAATCATTATCATATATTATTTCTTGACCATCATCGTGATTAACTTTTATTAATATCTTATAAGCCCGATTAGGTTCAAAGGCATTTAAGTCTTGTTTAAAATAATTAGAAGTGGTATCACAACTCATTGTTGTATAAGCACTAAACGGAACAACAGACTCATTTGTTGCCATATCTATGATAGAGTAAGCACCTTTACCTTCAGGTATAAAACTACCACTAACAGTTTGAACCGATGTTGTAAATGATTTTTGTATGTATCTTTTACGAGCACCAAATCTAAATTTTATGGTTTCGTTTTCTTTATACGCTTCTCGTAAGTGAATTGGGTATAGGTAGTTCTCACTATTACCTGAAAGGTCTAAGGTGGTCAAGCTACCCGTGTTAGAACCAGTTGCTGGAAGATGGTCATCCCACTTTAATTCTATCTTAGGAGAGTATATAGTATTGGTTTGTCTTGAGAAAAATTTGATGTCTTCAAAGCTACCACTTGATGTTTCTCTACTGCCAGATAGTCTCACTAACATACCATAGTTAGTATTTACACCACCAAACCATTTATTAGCAAGGGTGGTAATATCCATGTTAAGGTCAGGAGATTCCGATGAAAATACTTGAGTTGTTTCATCAGCAGCAATATAAGTTCCACCAGGATCTGTCCAACTTATCTCCGAATTGTTTTTGTTTTTCCTATACAACCAACTACAACCATCCGTTGTTTTTGGAACATCTGATTCTTTACCAACACCCTCATCCCATTCTTGACTTAGGGGATAAGCAGCAATTGTATATTCTTCACTTAAACCACTTGTTCCTTCTGTTTCATAAAGTCTAAGATTTAACTGATAGTCATTTGGTAAAACAGATGAGCTAATATAACTTTCTATTTCATCGGTATCAAACTGAAGAAGAACTCTTGTTTGATAAGAAAATGTTCTATTAAAAAATACTTTTTTTAATTCAAGTATTTCATCTTGTCCTGTGTTCTTATCCTTAAAGTCTTCGCCTGTAATTGAGTCTGAACCACTATTAATAAAAGTATCTTTGGTTGTAAAAAAATATCTATGCATTATATCACCTTCCCATAAATGTCTTGGTTTGGATTTTTTAATTCAAATACAGCAGGCGAAACAGATGGTCTATAAATACCATCTTCAAGAGAACTATGAAAATCATATTGGAATCCATAATTAACATCATCTCCTATGACCTCACCATCTCCTCTGTAGTAATAAAATTTTCTACCACTAGCATATTCATCATTTCCATCTTGAAATAATATTAATTCTTTTACACCAATTACACCACTCAATCCTAATATATTATATTGTAAATCGTTCATGTTTATTGATTGTCTAAACTGCATTTTTTCTACTTTAAAAAAGTCTTTTATTACTTGAATAACATTTAATTTAACTTCCGTTGGATTAAACCTTCGGTCATAATTTACTTTAAAATTAACACCAAAGTTTATTATGTATCCGGAAAATAAAACTTCTTTTAAATTAAACCCAAAATCAACTTGGTCATTAATCATTCTAAATTGGTTAAGATAAGTTGCTATGTTTTGTAAAACAAGTTGTGGTGTTTGAACTAATTGTTTATTTTGATTATAAGAAAGAGTAGATACCAAAAGAGTTCCACTATCCAATCGTTCTACATAAGCTTTAGCAATACTACCAAACTTTACTGGAATACTTTGTATTCTTGCTGTATAATCTTCTTTGGTTACACAACGAAGTTGAGTAGCAAAAAACGCACTAGCATTATTTCTTATTTCATCTACGGTTTGACCATCTGTTCCACCGACACTAGGCTCATCGTTTGTTACAGATATAGTAACACCGGCAGGAGGATTGTTTATGGTAGTAAGTTCTCCAGCTTGAACATTTGATGTAGCACCACCGCCAGCTCTATATGTAAAAGTTAATGTAGTGTTTGTTGGAGTTTCACCTAAATTTAAATTGTTACCTATTGTAGAACTTATAGCACCAGGTATATCAGCAATATTAGTTCCATTAATTGTCACACCAGCTTGTTCAACGGGATCTACATTTGAACCTGAATTACTAAATCTAAATAACCCATTTCCAAAACAAACTTTATATGTCTGTGTGTCTTCATCAAACTTTGATATAAATTTTTTATTTGTTTTTATATATTCAGCAACATAAGGAACTGGTATAGAAGATAAAACAGTTGTAGCATTACCTTGGTCATAAGCACTATCTCTAGTTGTATCATCACTATAATGAGTTTCCTTTAATACCTTTTCTTGTGCTAGATAATCAACTTCATACCATGTAAGTCTTGATGAATCAGTACAACTTAATATCTCAACTACATTGTCATCTCCCAAATCTAATTCTAAAAATTTACTTGGACTTGTTATAGTAAATGATTTTGATTTTGTTTTACCAGATACGGCTCTTACATACCGTGTAAGAGTATAAGATTCTGCTTCTCCATTACTATCTAATGTTGGAGCACTTATAGCAGGATCGCCAGAACCACTTGATGTAAAATCTATTTCACCTGTTGTTTCAAAAAGTATTTGTGAATCTACATTTGAAGCAATTTGTAATCCACTATCTATTGAAGATGGAGCTTGACCATAATTAGGTGTACCATCGGCATTAGCATCTATGGTTGTTGTTACTTTTAAACTAACAACAGATGGTGTTTTATTAGGAACTTTATATCCTAAGAACTCTGATAATCTTCTTACATTTCTTTTTTCAGTTGCTGTTGCTAATAAGTTTTCTTTGTAATTATAATCAATATAATAAGAAAGAACATCACCAACATAACTAGATAATTCTATTAACATCATACCAGGTGATGTTTCATTAAAATCTTTATACGTATCAGGAAAGTAAGCTTTAGTATATTCAATCAAGTCAGCTTTAATTGTACTGAAATCTTTACTTGTGTAGTTTACATTTGTTTCTATTAATTTTTGTTTATCGGTATATGCCATTAGTAAGCTCCATCGCCTGTTGCTGATGAGGTTTCATCACCCACACCATCAAATGTAACTTGAACACTTTCTGTAGCATTAGGTGTTCTATTTATATTAAATTCTATGTTTATAGTCACTTGATTTATATCATCTCTTCGGTTGACTTCAATGTTTCTTAAATCAACAAATGGCAACCATCTCTGAAAAACATCCACAATATCATTTTCAATTTGAATTGAAAGGTCTTCTGTCATTTGTTCAAATAAAAGTTGTTTTAGATTCATACCCAAACTAGGTTGAAATAATCTTTCACCTTGATTGGTTTGTAGTAAAAATTTTATGTTAGTTTTTACAGCCTCAATAGTAGTTTTAGTTGTTGCAAAATACCCATCCCCACCAGCAACCCTAGCAAATGGAAAGTCTATTCCAACTGATACTCTACTATCTTGGTCTTCTACAAATCTATCTTTTCTTCTATCTAGTATTGGCATTATGCTTCCTTAACACTTATTAATTTTACTTTTGATTTTCTAACATTAGTATTCACCGTAGGTAATCCAACCTTATTTGATGTCTCACTTATCTGTACAACACCAGTTACAGGTGCTGTATTAGCACCACTCTGAGCAGCTGGACTTCCAGCAGTAGCTACAGCAACCTTACCAGGTAAGATATTATAAGGTGCTTCCATTTCAGTAATGTTAAAATCTTGTTTAACAATAAAATCTATTATAGCATTTCTTAGGTCTTCTGCTAAATCATCTACTTTCTTTTTACCTTCTGAAGTAGAATCTACAAAATCCTTACCTAAGTTTTTTTCAAAGGCAGCATATATGTCGGATTTAAGCCCCATTTTTAAACTTTGCCTTTTCTTCTACTTTTTTCATTACTTGTGAATAATCTTTATTAAGAGCATTAGCTAAATGGTCAGGTAAACCAGCAGTATCTTCGGTTACAGATTTTGTTTCTGCTTCTTTATCTATATTCTTCCATTCACCTGAATGAGCAGTTTCTTTTAAGATGTCATTTAAGATAGAATTTTTAGTCATTGGAACTCTTGTAGACGGAGTTGATGTATTTTTTTCACTTGGAGATAAGTTATGCTGTGGCACTCTATCTTCAACTATACTATTAGTTTTACTACTAACTAACACTTCATCTAACTTTTTTTCAACTGCAGAAAATTTATAATCTAATTCTTCTCTTATAACTTCTCTTATTAATTTCTTAAATATATCAACCTTCATTATTACTCCTATTGTTTTGTTCTATGTAATGATGATGACTCAGAAAATTAGGACCATCTTTGCCATAATTTATATTTCCATTATCATCTTCAGTTTCAGTTCTTGCTGTTAATTGTTCTACTATCTCTGTTAAAGTAAGTATAGGACTTTCAAGTGCCACACTCTTACTTTGATTTAATGGAGCTCCTAAAGCATCAGTAAGTGGTACAGGAACTCCTTGTACAAGAGCATGAGCATTTTTTAATATCTTTGTTATATCCTCTAACATCTTTCTTAACTCATCACCTAATACTACAGGCTCCTTCTTACTTTTTGCTGGTTCTCCTAAATAAATATTACCAGAATTAATAACTGAATAACCTGAATTGTTTAATGTAAAATTTCTTTTAGCTCCAAAATTTATATTTCTATTTGATGATACAGTAAAATCGCCTTGGTTGCTTCTAGCATCAAATGTTATCTTATCAGAAGTAATAATTATTTGATCAGTTGTTGTATTATCTGTGATATTTCCATAGTTATAATTAAATATATCCTCACCACTATCGTTTCCTCTATTTAAAGAAAATGGATTAACTTCCTCAGTAGGAACATCTATTGATAAGAAAAAATCACTATTTTGACCACCAAAGTTTTGTCTAAGAGATCCGTTAGATATCATAGAAATAACAGAACCAGCAGATAATGATTCCTCAGAAAATGGATTATTATTACTTATATTTAGTAATGGAAATATAGCTCTTGAACCAATTCTAATTCCATTTCCATGCCTACCCTCAATTAATAAATCAGAATGTTTTGATACATTATATGAAGCATCACTCAAAAAATCTAATACTGTGTTTTTTCTTTTTTTAAGTTTTTTAACTTGAAAATTTTGTGGGTATTCAATTCCATATCCACTCTTGTCATCTATCTGAGGGTTTGAGTTTAAATTCCTACCTTCTATATTTTTAGAATAAAAATTAGCAGGAGAGTAATTGGGTTCATTAAAACTATTTAAAGGTCCTATGTAATAAAATTTTTTAGATATCAATGCAAATAAAACTAAATCACCTCTAGTTATAGAATCACTTATACCTCTAAATAATGGCCTAGCCTTTATCTTTTTTTGTATGGTAGGTAATGTAGCCTTTAATGGTTTTATCTCAATTATTTGAGATGAGTTTTTTTCTTCATCTTGATTTGGGTAATCAACATTATTTATAAAAACCTTGTTTACTAAGGCTAAATTGAACTCTACTGCTCTAGTAGCTATATCATCATAAAATCTTTTTATGCCCATTATGTCTTTCCATACTTACTTCTTATACCTTCCATATCAACAATCTCATCTTTTTTCTTTTGTAAATCAGTTGTTACATCTTCAAG